CTTGGGGGGTCATCGATGTTGATCGTTATAATATACAGCATAAGGACGTTATATCGGTTATACGGAAAAGACAGTACCCACTCATCCCGTTCAGATCGAAATCCAACGGATTACACTTAGTATTATTTATTGATGGAGTCGTTGCTGCATCAGCAATGCGTAAGAAACTAATAGAGATAGCCTCAGACTTAGGAATCAACGACACAACAACAGACATCTATCCTGCTCAAGATGAAGTAGATCTATCTCCTGAAAAATGGGACGACAAAAGAAAAGGTAACTTTGTAAACTTACCATATCAAAAAGCACATATGACAACTCGTGTTGCTATGGATGACAATGGTAACGGAATTAAAATAGAAAATTTATTTGAATTTGTAAAACCTTACAGATTAAAACCAGCAGACTTTAAAAAATTAAAAATATTTCAAGATGATGAAACTAAAGATTACCCACCTTGTGTAATTAACTTTATGAAAAACAGAGTGCAAAAAGGTGAGGGTAGAAATGATGCTATGTTTAACGTAGCAGTATTAGCAAAAAAAATAAATCCTGATCCAGTTATGTATGAAGATTGGACTAGAAATATGATGACTAAAGTTTGTTCTGAAAACTTACATCCTAAAGAGTTGCAAAATATTTTTAAAGGTGTAGAAAATAAAGAATATGCGTACAAATGTAAAACGTCAATCGCTAGAATGCACTGCGTATCATCTACTTGCGTTAAGCGTAAGTTTGGGATTGGAACTAATGAAGCGTTACCCGAAGTAGGAAAACTTTTAAAAGTTAATTCTTACCCTGAACCTTATTGGATATTACCCATCCAAGGTAAATCAATTAGATTATCTACTAAACAATTATATCAACAGCAGCTATTAGGGGAAGCATTGCTTAATTATGATATAGTTTGGCGTACTTTAAAGCCTTCTAAAAGAGACCCTGACCCTTACAGAGATTGGCTAGAAGAGTTAATATCTAACAAACAAGACATGGAAGGATTTGATGCAGCAGAAGAAATGGGTGATGTATTTAATTCTAGAATGTCTAGGTTTTTGGAAGATGTTGAAGATACAACTGAGTTTGACCAAATTGATAATGGTAATATTTGGAAGGATGATTCTGAGATGAGATTTAAATTAGAAACATTTAGACAATTTATTAAAAAAATGGGTTATAACTGGTCAGAAAAAGATTGTACTAAATTTTTAGAATCGGGAGGTGCTAAACCTAAAAAGAAATTTCAAGCTATTGATAGCAGACATTGGGTTGTAGCATTACCAAAACAAATGGAACACAAAAATAAAAATGTCAAATTTACTAAAGCAAAAGCTGCATGGGAAGACAGTTAAAATATTTGGCCCTCCAGGGACAGGTAAAACTGAGAACCTTTTAAAACGAGTACAAAGATACTTACGACAAGGTTATTCACCTGATGAAATATGTTATATATCATTTACTAACAAAGCTGTTGACGAATGTGTAAGTCGTGTAAGAAAAAAATTTAAAGAGTATGATGAAGATGACTTTAAATATTTTAGAACCCTACATAGTTTAGCAAGACAACAATTTGCAGAGATTCCTGTACTAGATCCTAAAGTGGATATGATTACGTTTCATACACAATATGGAACTGTAAAAGTAAATTTTAAAGAAGGTCATGATGAGCAAAAAGTTTATAACAATTGGTCGCTACAAATTTATGACAGAGCTAGAAACATGAAAGTAGATCCTGTGTGGCTGTACAAACAGCAGCCAAGAAAAGCTGTAAGGTTGCAGCAATTCAAATCTATTATTGCAGGTTATGAAGAATTTAAAACTATGGAGTTAGAAAACGGACAACGGACACCGGACAGATTAGATTTTACTGATATGATACAAAAATTTATTGATGATGGTTTATCAATACCTTTTAGAGTCTTAATGGTAGATGAAGCTCAGGATTTAACACCTTTACAATGGGACTTGGTTGTTAAGTTAGCGGCACAAGTACATAGAGTTTATCTAGCTGGAGATGATGACCAGGCTATTTATGAATGGAATGGTGCAGATGTAGAACACTTTCAAACTTTTCCAGGTCGTAAAGTTATATTAAAAAAATCTGTAAGACTTAATAAAAATGTACATTTCTTTTCTAAATGTATTTTAAATTCTATGGGAGATAATAGAATAAAAAAAGAATTTATATCTAATGGTAAAGAAGGATCTATTCATAGATGGAATGGATTAAAAAAAGTACCTTGGGACATGGAAGGATCTTGGATGGTACTTGCTAGAATAAACGATGTAAAAAAAGAATTGCAGCAAGAAGCAAGAAATCTTTCATTATATTATCAAGATGTAAAAGGTAATAGATCATTTGATACTAATCAATTTTTAGCTATTGAGTATTGGAATAAAATTAATCAAGGTGGATCTATAACAAGAGAAGAAGCAACAGTAATGTATGAGTTTCTTTTAAACATAGATCACGGCTACCGGTCAGCGGACAGCAAAAAATGGAGCTTTGCTCATCCGAATCAGGTGTTTAATTTTGACGAATTACATTTGAGGTGTGGTATGAGAGATCAAAAAAGCAGCTGGGAAGATGCCTTTAAAAGAAAATTTAAGGAAAAAGATAAGTTGTATTTTAAAAAATTAATGAAAGAGGGTATAGATTTAAACTTGCCACCAAAGATAATTATAGATACTATTCACCAAGTCAAAGGCGGAGAAGCTGATAATGTAGTTTTAGCAAGTAAATGTAATTATCCTTCTCATTTTGAGAAGAAAAACTTAATGGATAAAGTAAAAGAACTTAGAGTTTGGTATACAGGTGCAACAAGATCTAAAGGTACGTTGCATTTATTAGGCACCTATCATCAATATAACTTTCCATTAGGCAAATACTTTAAACTTTACGAGGCAAACTATGTTTAGAAAATTAATAATACAAGCACTAGAAGATAAATATAATGCACAAATATCTAAAGCCGAAGCTACTATAAAAATATATTTTGAAAAACCAGTAGCTATTGGTGAACATCCACAACACGTTGACGAATGCGATAAATTAATAAATGAAATAGCTCAAGCACAAGAAAATTTAAAAATTATAAGAGACTTTGATTATGATTGAAAAGTATATAATGAAAGGCAATATTATACCATCTAGCATATGCGATATGCTAATAGAAAGGTTAAAAGAATTAGAGTGGGAAAAACATTTATGGCATAATAATAATAGAAATGAGTTTCATGACAGAGATACAGAGGGTGTTATCTGTTCTTATATGCCTGATGATTTATGTGGATTGCTGCATCCTCTCCTACATCAGTTAATTAGAGAATATCAAAAAACATTTTGTGGTAAAGCCGAGAATACAAAAAACGAATTTATAACTAAGATTACAAGACTTAGATTTAATAAGTATGCTCCAGGCAGTTATATGAAAGAACATCAAGATCATATACATTCAATTTTTGATGGTAATGAAAAAGGAATTCCTATATTAAGTATAGTAGGTAACTTAAATGATGACTTTGAAGGATCAGAATTTATATGTAGAGACAAGAGAGTAGCTATGGGTAAAGGCGATGTTATTTTATTTCCATCTAATTTTATGTTTCCACACAGAGTAACTGATTGTTTAAAAGGTGAACGAATTTCATTCGTAGGATGGGGGTATTAATGACACATAAAGATATGTTTAAGGGAGCTACTTATGATTCTTTAGAAAAGCAGGTAGGCGGGAATCACTACTCTAAAATGAAGATTCAGCCCGCAGAATTTATTAATGAAAATAAAATTTTATTTGCTGAGGGCAATGCAATTAAGTACATTTGTAGGCATCAGTCAAAAGGCAAAGAAAAAGATATCCAAAAGGCCATACACTATTTAGAAATGATATTAGAAAGAGATTATTCGTGATGCAATTATGTCTATCTTTAGGATTTATATTTATAATATTTGGGTTAATATTGCTGCTATTAATTAAATGGAATAACGAACGTGCTTGATTTTTTTGATATACCACCTGAAGTATTTAAAAGTTTAAAAGGTATCGCAAACGATACTAGTTCTGATAAAAATGTAGATCTAGCAGGAAACATCGAAAAAGAATATGATTTGACTAAATATATACCTTTGATTGAACCCACCTTAATGAATATAATTAAGGATCCTAAAACAAATTCAAGTAATCATTTAAAAACAGTTAAAGTAACAAAACATTTAAAACTTAAACAACAAGATTTTTGGGTAAATCATATGCACAAACATGAATTTAACCCTGCTCATTCACACTCAGGTCTATTTAGTTTTATATTATTTATACAAATACCCTTTCTAATCCAAGATGAAATGAATAATCCTAAATCAAGACATAGTAATTCACCACTATCAGGATTCTTACAATTTTTACATTTAGACCAAGCAAGTCGAGGAGGTATTACTGAACATAACATACCTGTCGACAAGACTTACGAAGGAAAAGGTTTTATATTTCCAGCTTTTTTAAAACACTCTGTATATCCATTTTATACTTCTGACTTACCAAGAATTACTATGTCAGGAAATATTTATGCAGTGTAAAAAAATATTTGTAGTGCTAAGTATTATGCTACTATTTTTAACATCAAATTGCGTTAAAAAGTTAAGAGATTTCAACCCTACCACAACAGTTGCAAATCAATTAATAAAAGTTATAAGTAATAATAATAAATGACCCATCAATTAAATTTTATTTATAATGATTCAGATTGGATATGTCCTGCTGAATACCCTGATTTGTCTAAAGCCACAGAAATTGCAATAGACTTAGAAACTAAAGATCCAAATATAAAAACTAAAGGAGCTGGATGGGCTACCTTTGATGGTGGCATAGTTGGTTTTGCAGTAGCTGCACTGGGCCAACAATGGTACTTTCCAATTCAACATGATGCAGGTGGTAATATGGATTTAGCTATAACAACTGCATGGATGCAGGATATTCTTAAAACTCCTGCTACTAAAATATTTCATAATGCAAGTTACGATGTCGGTTGGTTGTTAGTAAATGGTTTCGAGATTAAAGGTAAGATTGTAGATACTATGATCGCTGCAGCAATAATAAATGAAAATAGATTTAGTTTTAGTTTAAATGCATGTGCTAAAGATTATTTAGGTGAAGTTAAAAATGAAACATTCTTAACTGAAAAAGCTAAAGAGTGGGGCATAGATCCCAAGGCTGACATGTGGAGATTACCTGCGGGTTATGTTGGTCATTACGCTGAACAAGATGCAGGTTTAACTTTAAGACTATGGGAAAGATTAAAAGGTGAAATTGTAAAACAAAATTTAAGTGATGTGTGGGAAATGGAAATGGAGCTCCTGCCTATACTTATTGATACTAGACGTAGAGGTATTAGAGTTGATGAAGAAAAAGCTCATTTACTAAAAAAAGAATTTAAGAAAAAAGAATTTGAAGTATTAGATAAAATAAAACAAGAGACAACTCACAGTGTAGACATTTGGGCTGCACGAAGTGTAGCTCAGGTGTTTGATAGAATAGGTGTGGAGTACCCACGGACACAGAAAACCGGAGAACCAAGCTTTACACAAAACTGGTTAGTAAACTGTAATAACCCGATAGCACAACTAATAAGACAAGCAAGAGAAATAAATAAATTTCATTCAACATTCATAGACTCCGTATTAAGATATACGCACAAAGGCAGAATCCATGCAGAGATAAATCAATTAAGATCAGATCAGGGTGGAACTGTATCTGGACGATTATCTTATTCTAATCCAAACTTACAGCAGATACCAGCCCGTAACAAAGAAATGGGTGATAAAATTAGAAGTTTATTTTTACCTGAAGAGGGTAGACAATGGGGCAGCTTTGACTACTCACAACAAGAACCAAGATTAGTAGCTCACTACGCTGCATCTATAGACGCAGGATTTGATGGTGCTGATGAATTTATAGAAGCCTACCAAAATGAGTCAGCAGACTTTCACCAAATAGTTGCTGATATGGCAGGTATATCTAGGACTCATGCTAAGACGATCAATTTGGGTCTTTTCTATGGTATGGGTAAAAACAAATTAGCCACAGAATTAGGTATTGATAAAGATGCTGCAGATAGATTGCTGCAAACATATAACAGTAGAGTACCATTTGTTAAGAAATTAGCCGCAGAAGTGTCTAACAGTGCTTCTAAATATGGCTTTATTCGGACTATAAAGGGCCGTAAATGCCGTTTTAACATGTGGGAGCCCTCTACCTTCGGAATGAATAAGGCGATGGACTACGAGGCTGCTAAGGCCCATTATGGAAATAACATACGTAGGGCATTTACATATAAAGCTTTAAACAGACTAATTCAGGGGTCAGCAGCTGATCAAACTAAAATGGCTATGATTCAATGCTACAAAGCAGGATATAAACCTTTATTACAAATACATGATGAATTATGTTTTTCTATTGATAAGGAAGAAGATATTAAACATGTTAAATCGATAATGGAAAACGCAGTCGAAAATCTTAAGGTTCCTTCTAAAGTAGATATTGCACTTGGAGCTTCTTGGGGTGAGGCAAAAGAATAAATACTATTCGTTCATTTTAATTGAAGTATTAAAAGAGATAATAATTTTAGGATCATCAAACAAATTTACTGGAGACTTGTGCCACCAATAAGAGGGTATAGTTAAGATCTGTCCTTCCATTACATCAAAAGATTTTAGCTGCTCAATATGTTTAATAGTTGTTTTAACTTCTTTGTTTGGCATAGATAAATAATAAATATTTGTAAAGTGAACACCTCCATGAATATGCCATACATGAAAATCATTTTTTTCATACCATTGGAACCAGGCGTTGTGTAAACCAATTTTACTTTTAATCTTATCTTCAAAGTCTAATTTAAATTCATGATAAATATTTTTAAAAAAATATTCTCTCCACTCAATAATCATACTCGCAGGTAAATTATAATCAGTGTGTGAAATTTGATCTATTTTATTTTGTGGTATCAATCTCATTTTATCAATGAGAATTGGTTTATGTACTATGTGTTTAGGTACATTATAAATCCAGCTATCTTTTATTAAGGACTCTTCCTGCATTACTTCGATGTCTATTTTTCCAATTTAATTTTAACTTTAAAACTTTATCTTCTGGCCCATGACAAATAGTTATTAAATGACCCTTCTTGGTATCAGTAATCCAATATTTTTTGTAATCATTTATGATTAAGGTTTTATTAGAGGACATAAGTTCCCTACACTTTATATCGAAAAAAGTAAATGTGCTAGTTTTATTTAACTAGCTATATCGTAAAGACCACTTTTAGCGTCTTCAACACTTTGATCATTAATCTTAGTTTTAAGACCTTTGATCTTTATATCGATCCACTTCATATCAGGTGTTACCCGACCCTGCTGCAATGCCTGTGATGCCCACTTGGATTCCAGCTGAAGTTTTTCCGATATTAACTTTTGTAGTTGCATCTCGGTCAACCTCCTCATAGGTTAAGAATAAAATATCAGGATTCTCAAACCCTGCACCTTCATTCTCTGTTACATCCCCTGAGCTAACCTTTTTACTAAACTCCTCAAGGGCGGCTTTATCGTTCTCTGCCCAAAGCATCTCATTAATATATATATTCTTGTACTTTGCTTGGACGCGATATAGCTTCATAAGGTATTATATAGCATTTTGTGATATTATTGCAACTATAGGGGTGTGCTTTCTTTAATTTCTATACATTCAAATTTTATAGCTAATTTCCCTTTATTTATCTTATCTTTAGGCATTGTAGCCATTGTATCTCCAGATATTTTATATCCAGCGATTGCACATTCTTTCCATGAATCATACTCTCCTTGTGGATGAACCATACCAGGACAAGTCTGAGTTAAAAAACTACATAAATGTAAAACTAGCAAGTATTTCATTTTCCTATATTATCCTATCTTATTTAATCCTTGCAATTTAGATTAAAATATTTATATTGTAAACATGTTTATAAAAAGGAGAATATCATGATCAACATAAAATTGAAATCTAGTAGCGACACTTTTGTTAACTGGATAAAAGAAGTTGATGACATTCTGAGTACAACTCAGATAACAACAATAGATGGTCAACCTATGGAATATAGTGAAGACCACTTTCAAGAACAAATGCGTAGGTTGCAGCAGTGTTCTATGAATTTCGACATGCATCCTATCTATCCGATTAATGAGCAAGTCGCGATGGATTTAATACATTGCCACATAAAGGGGAAACAAGATAATGATGATAAATCAATTTTTTAAGTTTGTACTTTTGTGTGCAATATTAGTAATACCACCTAAGATTTTTATAATGTTAGTTGGGGCATTGCTCTATACAATCATATACTAAAAAAGGAGAAAATGATGACTAAAGAAGTAAAAGGTAAATATTTTGTAACAAAAGATTATGGAATATTTAAAAAATCAAAAGGTAATAGAGAAGTTGATTCTACACATGTAGATAGAATCAAAAGATTAATCGCTGAGAGAGATCTTAAAACTCCTATTATTGTAAATAAAAAAATGGAGATCGTAGATGGTCAACATACAGCCCAGGCTAGAAAACAATTAGGCTTGGATATTTACTATGTAATTGGTGATTCTGATGATGCTTTAGATACAGCTAGGGCTAACACTGGAAAAAAGAATTGGAACTTAAACAATTTTTTAAACTTCCACTGTACAAGAGGCAAACAAGATTATAAGATCTGTGCTTCTAAAATGACACAATACGGAATGCCAGTAGCTGAAACACTAGCCCTACTTAATGGTAGAGCAACAGTTTGTAGATTACAAACTGAAGAGTTTAAATTGGGAGACTTCTCAATTGCTGCAGGTAGACTAAGCAGGTTTGATCAAATTGCAAAAGAAATAACTTACATTGCAAAACAAATCGATCCGAATGGTAAAAAACTAAAACGACAATTGATTAGAGCATATTTAATTATGTGCAAACATCCAAAGTTTTCATTTGATAGATTAAAGTCTGCAATGAAATCTAAGGGTGGTAAATTAGCTGCAGTAACTAACAGCTCTGATTACATTGAACAATTCGATAGAGTGTACAATGGTGGATTGACTAGAGATAAAAAAGTTGATTTTCTTAAGTTTGCATTAGATCGAGACTTTGACAAGAGAGAGGCAGCGTAAGCTATGAATATTAACAAATGGAAATCCTGTGCAGTGGATATAGATTCATACTGTATAATTAGGGCCATGGGTAAAGAAGGCTTTAGAAGACCGGGTAATATGATTGCCAAATTAGTAGATGAAGAAGTTAAAAAAATCGCTAAAAAACAAGGCAAATCACCCGAATCAATGAGAGAGAATTTACTATCACAGGGCAAGAAATTGCTTAACGGGAGTGGTAAATAAACCTGCGGATTGGATGGTTAACCTTAAATCTGAGGTTGGAAAAGGGCCGGGAGACTGGCCCTTTTTTTTACTTGCAATTAAAATTTAAATCACTTAATAGTTAATAACGTATTCCTAAGCCTAAATGAAAAAGTGGGGCTTTCAAAACACTTTATTTTCACAATAACAACGAACAATTTTTTCTTTTAATTTAATTATGGAGAACAAAGTTGGCAGAAGCTATGAAAAAGTCGAGTGAAGAAGCTTTAACTAAAACGCTACAACGTTTGGTTATGATATGTCCGAATAAGAGAACTTATGACGAGATAACTTCCTTGATGTTTCAATTATATTGTGGAAATGATTTTGGTTTAGGAAATTTCAATCTTTCATTCCTTGATAAAATCGAGGGGTGTTGGCGATCAGGTCGTAAAGCTGCAGCTAAGGCGAAAGGCTTAAGACTGGTTGTTAAAAATGATGCGTGACCGTAGGAAACTTCCATATCGATATCTTTTCCCATCCTGCGGTTACGATCATTATGGATGATGAAACTTACATAGATTTTAAAGACTATCATTACAAGGTTGCAAATATGCTAGACGGTGTAAGTAGGATGCGATTCATCGAGGGTATATTTAACGATTATACTGAGGTAATGACTTTCGACTCCAGCAAAAAGGAGCAAAGACAATATCGTGAATTACTCACCGAACTTGTTAAAAATTTTGGGCACTGACATGGCTTCGACTGTGACATGTACTAGTAAGCCTGAGCATAAGCTCTTCCAGGCTATTATTATGCAAGCCTTTGAGGATTGTACTTCTTTTACTTATTCTAAAATTGATGCTTATAATAAACAGGATTCAATTAATTGGTTTGTAAGAAATAGTGATGAGTTTAAGGAGATTTGTTGGAACGCAGATTTTGACCCTGAGTATGTAATGGGTGTATTTAAGAGATTGATTAAAGAAGAAAAAATTCAATACAACAGGAACGAGAAGTTATGGATGGAGTATAGAGCTAGATATGTTCAATATCGTGCAGCTAATAATAAGGAAGAGAGAAGAGAGATTAAGAAAAAAATTGATTTAATAAATGTCCCAAATGATAAAAAAGAAAGCTAAAATGATCGTAAGAGCTATAATGTTAAAAACTCACTTGGGACACATGGCCAGTGTACTGTATTTGGTAGGATTCTTCAAGTAAAACACCGTACGTTACAACGGATACCGGAAATTCCTCTATATAGATATCTCTACCCTTTCAATAAAATAATTTGCTTGGAACCCTAAAGTGGTGTCCCTGGTGTCCCTGAAGACTATTATTCGCTAATACCAACATTTATAGACGATTCTATGGTGTCCCTGTGGTGTCCCTGTGGTGTCCCTGAGGGACACATTAGGACTATGTGTGTCTTGTGGAGCAGTAAATTTTTACTTTTTCAAATAGTGTACAGAGGTCTGAAATATCTATATAGTAGAAAATATGCCAGGATTGAAAAAGAAAGAACTGAGAACAGAAGATGACTTGACTCTAAAGCAAAAGAAGTTTGTGGATATCTATGTTAAAAATTGGGGCAATATCACAAAAGCTGATGCTTTAAAAGAAGCGGGATATGAATGTAAGAATTCGAATGATTATTCAGTTATAGCTAGTAGATTAACAAATAGAAAATTGAACCCTCACGTTGTTAAATATTTAGATAAAATTTATAAGGAAGAATGTGCGAAGTATGAAGGTGATAACCTAAGACGATATAAAAGATTAGAACGAATTGCTTTAAATGCAGAAGCTGATAAACAATATGCTGCTGCTATTAACGCTGAATACAGATCTGGACAATTAGCAGGTCAGTATGTAGATAGGAGAGAAGTAAAAGTAACTGGTCTGGAGGGTATGTCACGTGAAGAGCTTGAAAAAAAACTCAAAGAGCTTTCAAATAAAATCGATGGATACAATGCAAAAACCATCGAATTTATTGAAGACACAAAAGAGATTGAACAGGGCTAGTTGGTCTGAGTTTATTAAAATATTTAATAAAAGACACAACAGTCACTTGATGACATCACTAGGCGTAATTAATGTAAAAGTCGATGAAAAGTGATCTTTGTATTGTTGGTGGTGGTACTGCAGGTTATGTAGCTGCATTAGTTTTAAAAACAAAATATCCTCATCTAAATATTAATTTAATTAAATCTGATAAGATTGGTATTATTGGAGTAGGAGAAGGTAGTACACCTCATTGGGATACTTTTATTAAAACTGTTGGTATTACAGCAGATGAAATTATTAGAGAATGTGGAGTTACATTAAAGACATCTATTTATTACAAAAATTGGGGTCATAAAGATTATATTCATTCAGTAGATAATTCTATTATGAAAGATTATTTCAATACCAAAATTAAATTATTATATAAATTTTATAATAATTATTCTGGTATACATATTGGCCCTGTAGAACATTTAGCTAAACAATTAAATGGTGAAGTTAGAAAACCAGTTAACCAATTTCATTTTGATAATCTTAAATTAAATACATTCTTAAAAAAGAAAAGTGAAGAACGTGGTGTTAATGTTATTGATGATGAGATTACAGAAGTACATACAGGAGAGCATGGAATACATTCAGTAAAAG